CTGCAAGCGGTAATCTTAATTACCATAATGCTTACGAAGGTGGATATATTGACCACATTTTTAATGTTTGTAAAAACGCACTTCGTATGAAAAAACTTTATGAAGAAGCTGGTGGTACAATTGATTTTAATGATGAAGAACTTTTGTTTGCTGCTTTTCACCACGACTTGGGTAAGTTAGGTATTAAGGATGAGCTACATTATGTACCTAATGATTCAAAATGGCATATTGATAATAGAGGTGAGTTGTATAAAAGAAACGAAAGTATTCCTTTTATGAGTATAACCGATAGAACATTCTTTACACTAAACCACTATGGTATTCAGTACAATGAAAAGGAATATTTTGGTATAAAACTTACCGATGGGTTGTATGATGAAGATAATGAAAAGTACTATAAAAGCTATGATACATCAAAATACCTTCGCTCTAAAATTCAATACATACTACATTGGGCTGACCATATGAGTACGATTATTGAAAGACAAAATGCATAATTTAGTGTTGTTTTTTTAACAACATTATATTTATAAACCGATAGTACCCGGCCGGTATATCAACCCTAAATCGCTCAAAAGAGGATTTAGATTTAACGCTTAAAAAAGGTAAAAAAATGAAAAATCAAATCAATCGTGCTTTCCCTATGGCACCAGCAGTATTTAATAGGGATGAGTTTTTCGCTCCATTTGATACTCTTTTAGATAGAGTATTTGCAGAAAGTTTTCCAGAGTTTTCAAAAGAAATCGGTATTCAACCCTTCACACAAAACGCATATCCAAAATGTGATATTGTAGATTTTAGTGATAGAATTGAAATTATTGCCGAAATTCCTGGTCTAAGCAAGGACCAAATCACAATTGATGTGGAAGATAATATAATCACATTAAAAGGTGAAAAGAACTCAAAGGTAGAAGAAAAAGAAGGCGGTACTTATCTTCGTAGAGAAGTAAAACGTTCTTCATTCCAAAGAACTTTCACAGCTGATAACAAAATTTTCAATTTGGATAAGTTGAAAGCTAAGTTTGAAGATGGTGTTTTGGAACTTACAGTACCAAAAAGAGAAAAGGAACAACCTAAAAAAAGGACAATTTCAATAGGGTAATCCTATAAAATACAAAAGGGTGGGTATCAAAATCCACCCTTTTTTTATTTGTCCGATATTTATATAGAAACAAATTATAGTTTTATGAAACCTGAATACAAAATGAGAGCTCAAGAGAATTTGGAAGCAATTGCTAAAAGAGCTAAAGTTATTTCTGAAATGTTAAACGGCGAAAGACCTGCAAATCAAGCAGAAGCATCTACACTAACAAAAGAAATTGAAAGATTGGTTGAGTTGACACAAAATATCGTAGACTTATCGTAATAAAATGAATTGGTTAAAAGTATTAGTTGGATTATCGGCAATCCTTGTTGCCGGATGTGCAGCTTACTTCTCCGTAACAGGATTAGGCGTTCTTTTCGCAGGAGCATCACTATCGGTAATGGTAATGGCTGGCGCATTAGAGTTAGCTAAATTAGTAGCAGCAACATATCTAAAGCAAGAATGGGATTCACTTAAAGGATTTAACAAATGGTATTTAACTATATCAGTTGGTACTTTAATGCTTATCACATCAGCAGGTATCTTTGGTTATCTTTCAAACGCTTTCCAACAACAAAATCTTTCACTACAAAAAGTAGAAAGGGATATTGCAGTTTATCAAACTCAAATTGATAAAAACGAAAAAGAGATTGATAGATATACAACTCAATTAACCAATCAGCAAAACATTCGTAACTCACAAGAAGCAAACTTATCTAAACAAATTGATAAAGATAAATCAACTTCTAGAGTATCTCAAATGATTCGTAATGCTGATAAAGAAATTAGTTCTATATCAAAACGTATTGATGAATTAACTCGTCAAAATAATGTTTCATTAGATTCTATAAATTCAATCAAAAATAATAATATCAATTTAGAAAGAGAAGTTGGTGGATTCAGATTTGTAGCAGAAGCATTTAGTGTACCATTAAATGATGTTGTAAAATTCTTTATCCTTATAATTGTTTTGGTGTTTGACCCATTAGCGGTAGCTTTGATTATTGCTTTCAATGGGTTATTAATGAAACCAAAAAGAAGGGAAGAAATAAAATCACAACTTAAAAAAGAATCTCAATTATATGAGGTGTATGGTGATAAAGAAAAACAAAAAGAATCTTTGGTTGAAATGATGAAGGCAGATGAAGAAGCCGGATTATACAATGATGATATTTCAGAATGGGATTCTACACTTAATGATGGATTAGAAGATGAAGAATGGGCTGAACCAAATCAAGAACTTAAAGAAGCAGCAGAACAATACGAATCCGAAGTAAAAAAAAACGAAACTAATTCCACTACAACGTATTTGGAAGAAGATGAAATAACTGATGAACATCTATTGAGTTTAAAAACCGATACTTCTCCAAGATTTATTGATATAGATGGAGATGGTACAATTGATGGTATTGATACGGATGGTGATGGTTTAATAAATGAAATAACCGCACATCCAAATAGAGCGTATAATATTAGAAACGCTCTACCTTATTATGCAAAACCAAACTTTGATTGGAATGACCGTAAAGCATGGATAAATGACCAAAATGCTGTAAATTATTGGATAAAACATATTAAACCTTCACAATATCCAACCGATTTTTCAAGTAAATCGTATTAATATTTGGTAATTTCATAAAGTTTTTGTATATTTGTATTACAACAAATTATACCAAAATGATTAATTTAGGATACGCTTGTATCAATATGAGTATGGGTAAGAAAGTTTCTACTAATCGTGCTATGATTAAAAGAACATTTGAAGCTAAAGGGTTAGAGTATGTATCTGAATTGGCGTTGGCTAATTCCAAAGATATTATAAAGATATTAGAATGGAATAGATTGCATAAAATAAACCTATTCCGATTATCATCCACAATTATACCTTGGGGTGACCATATTGATATTACACAACTAAAGGATTACAAAGAAATCAAATCAGAATTAAAGAAAGCGGGTGATTTCGCAAAATTTCACAATATGCGTATTAATTCACATCCCGGTCCATTTGTTGTATTAACTTCACCAAATGAATCGGTTGTAACTAATGCAATCGCTGATTTAGAATTACACGCTAAGATATTTGACCTGATGGGATTATCTAAAACTCCATTCAACAATATTAATATTCATTGTAACGGAGTTTATGGAGATAAGCAATCTGCTATGGATAGATTTTGTAAGAACTTCAAAAGATTATCTAAATCAGTTCGTAGCCGTTTGACAGTTGAGAACGATGATAAAGCAACAATGTATTCAGTATTAGACCTTATGTATATACATCAAAAGATTGGTATTCCAATCGTATTTGATTATCATCACCACAAATTCTGCACAGGTGGCTTAACTGAAGAAGATGCACTTAAATTAGCAGCTACAACTTGGCCTGATGGTATAAAGCAAGAAGTACATTACTCTGAAGCAAGAGAAGGAAACAAACCACAAGCACATGCAAACCTTATCAAAGAATTACCAAACACTTATGGTTTAGATATTGATGTTATGGTTGAGGCAAAAAGTAAAGAACTAGCAATACTACCTTTTATTAAATGATGAATTATATTGCAATATTAACTTTTCAAATAATGTTCAATATTTTTAAAGTATTGGAGATTAAATTCACTTATGAGAATCAACTGTCAAGATTGATGCTTAATTCAGTATGGATTAATTTAGTATCACTTGCTTCAGTTTATTTTTCATTAGATAGTTTATTGAAAGGTGATATGTGGGTACTACCTTTTTATATTGGTGGTAGTGTATTAGGAAAGTGGATAGCAATGACACAAATGGATAATTTAGAATCCAAATTATTTTCATTTTTTAGAAGTAAAACTGAAAAACCTAAAAGAAATGTCCGCACCAAAGTTAATTGATGTAACTCCATTTGAACCTTTAATTATAAAGGCTCACTATGATGGATTTGATTGGCAAAAATTAAAGCCAGTTTGCCAAAAAATGATTGATGATACACCTGCTGCAGTTGAAGTTGAGGGTGAAAATGGAAAGAGTTCAGTATATAACAGGCAAAACATGCCACAATCAAATCCAGCATTCAAAGATTTTTACAATTGGTTAAATCCAATTGTTCAACATATTATAAAAAATGAATGGGGGTACGAAAAAAGTTTTATGTATGTTAATACAAACTCTTGGGTAAACGTTCATAAAAAAGGTGGTATTACTTTAGAGCATCATCATGGACCGTGTATTTTAGTTGCTGCAACTTATTTGCAATTACCAGAAGAAGGTGGATTTATAGAATATAAAGACCCTATGGAATATCCAAAAGGTATGCATCAACATCACAATGTTGATGATTGGGTTTGGAAAAAGGTGCCGGCAAAAACAGGTGATGTTTTATTGTTTCCTGGTTGGATAAGGCACAGAACTGAACATTCAAGAACAAACGATGAAAGATGGGTTCTTACTACAAATTATATGAGTTTACATAGACCAAATTTATAAAAGATGGCAAAAGGAATATTAGAATATGATTTAAATGAACCAGATGATATAATCGCCCACAAAAGAGCGATTAAAGCAACTGATATGGCACTTGCCATTTTTCAATTTGCGTATAATACTAAAAAAGGGCATGAGTGGAAATTGGATAAATACGAATCTAAAGAAGATTTATTAGATGCAATATATGAAGAATTTTGGGATATACTTAAAGAACATAGTGTAAACATTGATGAAATAATTAACTAATGGGAAACGAACTAGATAGACAATATAAAGAGTTATTAGAAACTATAATCAACTT